TCTTCAGCACCAACAAAACGACTTATCGCTGATCCTGCTGAAGCTATATCTCTACCATTTTCGAGTGTTTGTTTGATGACTGCAAAAGCACTATTCGCTACCATAAGCATTTCAAGCACAATGTCACCTCACTTACTTAGCACCTTGTCTAGTTTATCTTCTAATCTATTAAGTGTTTCTACTATACGATTAGATGTATGTCGTAGATCTTCTTTAGAAGCATACTCTTCTCTTGTCTTATTCAGTAATATTTGTAGTCTTTTTACTTCTGAAAACATCTTGTTAAATGCCCAAGCAAATGGCATTATGATAAGTGTAATGATTATATTCCACACTAGATCAAGTTCCATATTTTAACCTTTAATCTCCATAGCTAGAACAACCATAGCATCTGTATTAGGATCATCACTTACAGATTTAATATCATTTATTCTAAAATCTTGGTCGGCTTCTGTTGCACTTTGCAACTTATATGTTACTGAAGAAGTTGATGATGGAGCATCTAAATATTGAATAGCTATTGGAACAGCATCCCACCCACTACCTGATTCATAACCATATCTAGGTATATATCTAACTACTGTAGAACCTCGCAATACTTTAATACTAATAGAATTATTAGTTCCATTTGCCATACCACCACAATTCCACATAACAAGAATTTTATTTGATGTACTTGATGGTGTTATAGATATAGATGTTCCAGTTACGTCTGCAAAACTTGTATTAGGATTAAAAGGTGAAGATGATGATTGTGCTTCAACTGTCTGTATAACACTTCCAACTGGTAATCTTTCAATAAGACTTGTTGAGTTAATTTTAGTTAAAGGCATAATCTACTCCGTTGGCTTTGTTGGAAATGCAAAGTTTTTATCCGATAAACTTTGATATGTCTTAGTTATATCTCGTAAATCTTGACGATACTTTTTCTGTGCATCTGTCATTGTTAAATCTGATGATGCCCACCAATCTGTTTCAGATAATAAATAATTTCTTTCTGATCTTAGAGTAGCTAATTGTTTTTCTGCATTAGGTTTTTGTGCATCAAAAGCTTTTTGTTCTTCAGTTGTAAAATTAATAACTTCTACTTTATTTGTTGAAAAATCATAAACTGTTTTATTTGCCATATTATTTTCCTATTACTCAAACATTACGTTAACAGAACCATCATCAAAAGTGCCACCTGATACTTGCTTGACTCTTAATCTATCTAATGTTCCACCTAATTGAACATCTCCACCACCATATACACTAACACTTGTACTCCTTTTGCCTGAATGAGAACTAACATAAACATTTGAACCCATATGTACTATTGTCATAATCCCTGACAACTTCTGACTAGTGGTAATTCCAAGCATAAAAAAACCAGTTGTATCACTACTCCCACCACCATCAAAATGAGAAGAAGAAAGATATCCTGATGTTGTTAAACCACTACTTGTACCAAGTTGAACTAAAACACCAGCATCAGAACCACTTGAACTAACACCTCTAAATATTACAGTAATTCGTTTTGCAGTTGATGGAATACCAGTAAAATCAACTTCTTCTCCTGAAGTAGTAGCTTGAGTTGTTCCTAAAGTAATACCACCTACACTACCAAAAGATAAATTACCTGAGCCATCAGTGATTAATGCTTTATCTGCTGATGGAGCAGTAGTTGGAAAAGTTAATGTATAATTTTGACCATGAGTATGAGCAGGTGATGCTAATTTTATTCCATGACTATTATTGCTACAATTTAATTGTAATGTTCCAGTAGTACCATCATTAGTGCCATCACCTTTTATTTGTAATCCTGCACTTGATGATGTTGATACAAAGTTTGTTTTAGCATTTGTAACTGTACTATCGCTAGGTGTACCAATATCCAGTACATTACCTAACACAAGAATGAAATCTATCGTATCACTGGAGGACAAAGTGCCACTACTAGGCAAGAATGTAATTGTAGAACCTGATACAGAAAACGAAGTCAATGGTGATTGTATGACACCATTCAAAGATACAAGCATATGTAATGCTGACTCAGGTGTAAATGCTACTGAATCTTTTAATAAATTATATGTGTTAGTGCTAGAAGTGCTAATAGCATCTAGTTTGATATAGTTACCTACTTGTGGTTCTTTACCTATATATGCCATACTTTATGCCCCTACCAATGCAGATATTTCATCATCAGTTAAACCTAAATCTTTAAGTTTTTTCTTTGCTGATGTTTCATTTTCTAATTTTTTAGTGTGTTGTTCTTTCTCATATTTTATTTGTTCTGCACTTTGTTTTTGTCTTGCATCATATTCTGCTTGTTCTTCATCAGTCATTTCTCTAATAACACCATCAACCATTGTTTTTATATTTGCCATATTATGTCCTCAATCCATATAGTTTAAAATCACCAACAGCTTGACCACCACTAAAATAAATTCTAAGACCATTTACAACACTTGCTCTATTTGCTGGAATCAGTGTACCTGAAACTGCATTTCCATTATGATTACCACTAGTATTGAAGAAATTGGTAAACCCACTATAACAAAATGAATGACTAGTATCATTTACATTTTGAAAAAGTAATTGACCACTTATACCTTCACCTGAGTCATATCCAATACCATGTGAATTTAATCTAAATACAGTTGTATCATTATCATTTTCATATTCATTACCACTTAGTAAGGCAACTTCATATGCGTAAACATCACCACCCAAAGCACTGCCACCTACAAATACTTGTATATAAAGATGTCTATCATCTTCATCAGGGTCTAAATTAAATAATAAAAGATAATCATCATAGGTTGAATTAATATAAGTAGAAGAAATATCTATATTACCCAAGCTAGAAGTAAGAGTCGCATCAAGCAATAAATCCATACCTCCTGCACCAGTTATAGTACCAGTAAAAGCATAGTTCGCAGTTAAATCTAATTTAGTATTTCCTACTGCATCATCTACAATCTTAGCAGTGCTTATAATACCATCTGTAATATCTGATGATGTTAATGGTACTGGTGTTGGTTGTCTTCCTATAAATCCCATGTATCACCTATGTAATTTCTAAGATACTTAGTGTTGCATCTATCTTTTCTTGAACACTACAATTAATTTTAAGCACATCAGTTGCTTGTAATACTACCTTGCCACCAGTAAGAAGTTCTAATGTAGAGCCATTTGGTATAGTAACACCTTTTGCTACTGATACATTAGAGTTTGTTTCTGTATCACTGGTATTTGATTCAATTTCTACATCTACTGTGACTGATGTTGTGTGTATATTACAAAGAAGTAAACCTATAATTATTGTTGTTGTAGATGTTGGACCAGTATAAAGTGTTTCGGCTGATCCACTACTAGGCATTGCTCCATTAGTTTTAACTTTAAATGTATTTGCCATTTATATCTCCTTATCCTAGACCGATTGCAAAGGCTATCGGATCGGCAGTTACTGCTATAGTAACAGTGTCAGTTGCACTAGCAGTTGTCGATATTCCAGCACCAGCTGCTATTGTTAATGTATTCCCACCAGTAATTGTTTGGTTTGATCCAGCAGAAGCTGCCACAATAAAGTTTGTCATATCTCCGTCAGCTCCATCAGCTCCAGCTGCACCAGTAGCGCCAGTAGCGCCAGTAGCTCCAGTAGCTCCAGTATCTCCTTTATCTCCATTTCTTGTAAAATGCACTGATACACCATCAGCTGCACTAAATGTGTTATTTGATGCTAAATGTTGAACAACCAATTTATTATAACCAGAAGCATCCGTTGATGTTCCAGTTACTTTGAATCTAGCGTATGTGGTGCTATCTTGTGTATCAACAATATGTATATATCCTTTAATAGTTGACGTACTATCATCCCAGGTTATTGTATCTGCTTGAGTTGATACGCCATTATCATCTGCATCATCTATATAAATCTCAGTAACACTAGCATAAGTTGAATTGTTAAAAGCTATTTCTCCTGCTCCTGGATCAGTGTCAGTTGTTCCAGTGTCAAACTTATACAAATATCCTGGTATTGTTCCACCATCTTTACCAGTAGCAACAAAACTTAAAAACACTTTATCGTTATTTGCAAAAGTTCCAAAGTTATCAATATATGCTATCGATAATTTTGTATATCCACTGTTATCTGTAACAGCACCAGTAATTCTAAATACTGCCCAAGTATCTAAGGTATTAGCCTTGGACATTCTTATTCTACCTCTATTAACAGTGTTTGCAACGTCATCAAAACTTTGAACCCAAGCCGACACATCAGTTGAATTTGCATCATTATCGTCTACATACGCTTCTGTTGCAGAAGCTAAAGTTGTGTTGTTGAATCTTATTACTCCATCACCAGGATCAGAGTCTGTGGTAGTTGTCGAATAAGTAAATTGTGCAGCATCACCTCCGATTGGTAGAAAATCTGCTACTGTCGTGAGATTTCCGTCACTATCAAAACCAAGAGTTTTTGAAGCTCTTTCAGTTGCACTTTCTGTAAATTCAGGTGTTGTGATAGAATTTGTTTTTGATACTTTGAATGATCTAGCAAGTTCTTCTTCTATTTCTTGTGCAACAAAAGTTAACTTGTCTAAAGCATCTTCGTGACTAGCTGCTGGGAATGGATCATTTGCAACATAATCTGTCAGTTGAGTTCTTGCAGTTGATCTGAGCAACACAACAGTCTCCCCACTTGCAGGAGTATTACCAGTTGTAAAAGTTACATTCCCACCACTTGAACTACCAACACCTGATACTGTATAATGAGTTGTCTTTTCTTTTGTAACCTCTGCTCCAGTTGAGTCTGTCCTAATAATTACAGTAATTTCATCATCACTAAATATTTTGAAGTCGTAAGGAAAAGCAGTTGTGCTGCCATTACCTGAAGCAGATTTTTTTGTTTTTGTACTACTTACTGTCATATTTACCTCATTGTTTGTTTTTACAATATTTTTTTAATATTCTCAACTACTATCGTAATATACGACTTGTGCTTTGTGGACTTACAAAAAAATCTTGCTCAAAGTCTTTGTTAATCCTATGTTCCATTTTTCTTAAAAAACCTGGTTTTGCTAGTTCTTGTAGATCATGCAAAAACAAATAATCTAGTGCTAATTTTGTGTAAAATAAATTTATAAATGGTGTGTTTTCTAACGCTAATTTTGTAAGTTTTTGTGTTGGCACATCACCTGATGCAAACTTACCAAATATTTTTGCAACATCATCTACTGCACCAGCAGTAGGTCCTAGTAGTGTTTCTTGGAAACTACGACCATATCTGTTGTACTCGTTAAATATGAAGTCGCCATATATTCCTGCACCACCACCTTGTAAAAATGCTTGTTGTAGTAGTTTTGTGTTAAAATCACCATTACCTAAAAACACTTCTCTTGGCTCTCTACCTCTAAGCACATCTTTCAAGCATATTGACAAGTAACCCATGACTGTTGAGCCAACCATCATTTTAGCTACACCATAGTAACCAGCGTGTGCTTTTTGTCTTGTCAATCCTTTTGTAATGTATGTAATTGGAAAGCCTTTTAGCTGCATAATCATCCTGATAGCTTCACCAAGAACTGTACCTCTGGGCAAACCTTGATTCATTATTGCTCTTTCTCTTGCTCCTGGTGTTGGTATTGCAGCATCAGCACTATCTGCGTAGTACATGTTTATCTTTGTTCTAAATTTATCTCTAAAGTCTTGTCTGAGTTTGTCTGTTATATCAAGTGTGCCTTCTTTGTTTCTAATTATAGAGTCAATAACATCATTTGACAGTTCGTCAACTTTACTTGCTACCACATATTTTCTACCATCTTGTGCTTGATCCACAAGCTGTGAAAAAACAGTCCAATCACTTTCATCAATATCGTATAATTTAAGTAATCTTTGTGTTTCAGGTGGAACTTTGTCAAAACTTCTGTTTGCATACACAGCTAAATCAGCAGCTAACATTCTTGCAAGTCCTGTCTTTTGACTATTATTCCACCATTGCATACCATTTAACTTAAAAAAGAATTGATGTGCTTTTGCCATTTTACCTGGTCCTGAGTCATTAGCACCAAATCTTGCATGAACATCATTCAACATGTTATCTACACCAACGCCAAGAAGATAACTTAATTCTTTCTTTTGTTTTGTGTTTTTAAATCCCTCTAAAACGTCAATAAATGCTCTTCCATAACTTGAAAATACACCTCTTTCTGTATTTGCATTTATGAACGCTGCTTTTGTAGATATATCACTGAAGCTACTGATTGTTGCAAATCCTAACTTTGACATATTCTGTATCATTCTCCAACCAGCAGATATACCAGCAATACTTACATCCATGCCCAAAAAGTTTCTTGATATACCTTTTTGTCTGGTCGTTCCGTCTAGTTCAGCAAACTGATTGTTTAATGATCTTTCGTTGAGTTTTCTTAATATGCCAACATCTTTTGTACCTTTGATGTCTTTGATTATCTTATCAAACATATTTCTTGGATTAGTTCCAAATGTTTCTAACAAAGCAATACTTTGTGCATCATGTGTAAAACCTGACAATACACCTTCACTTAAATTCATTCTCGCATATTGTTTACTGTATTTGTATGATGACATGCCATCCTTGAAATGTAACACCCTAGACTGACTTATTGATTTTGCTAGATTTTTTGGTCCTGTAAAACCATCCATCATAAACTTGCTGCCATCTACAGAACTCAAATCACTTGTTTTATTATGATTACCAGTAACAAGGTTTGTAAAAATATCTTCTAAATATTCATCCTCTGTTTTGTTTGCTGGTTTATTATCAAATGTTCTTTCTCTGTTTAGTAAAGGTTTTACAAAATTTACCCACTCTTTTTTTGATCCCTCAAGATCTTTAAAATTTTTCATCATTAACAAAGGATCGTGCATTTGTCTTACAACATAGTTCTCTAGTTCTCCTATGTTTGCTCCTGCTCTATTCTTTCTATCAAGTAAGTTTTTTTGATGTTTTCTGATTATTTCTGCTATTTTTCTTGCGTTAACATCCCCACTAGAACCAAGACCATCAAACATTTCTATGTAAACTTTTTCATCGAGATCACCAAGTCTGAACATATCTAATACTTGTGCTTTTGATAGTGCAAGTGCTAGTGTTCCCATAGAATCTACCATGATAGCATGTCCTTTTGCATCTACGCTATCAAGTCTTGTTCTTACATCCCCAACTAATATTCCTGACAAAGCCTTGCTAGGATTATCTGAGTTTTTAAGTTCTGTTATAATTTTAATGTATTTGTTTTTATTGATTAGTGCGTTTCTTTTTTCTATTTTTGCAGCTATTTTTGCGTTCAAAGCTAATTTAGATGCCTGGACATACATTTTGCTGATTGTATCTTCGCCAACTGTGCCTTTGTGATTTTTTATCCAAGCATTTAGCTGATCGACTATACTTTCAGCTTCTTCTCTTGATATTTCTTTGCCTTGTTTTCTAGCAACAGCAGCAATAACTTCATCAGGGCATAATTTAACTGTCATTTTGTGTTCCTCATAATACAACTTGCAGCAGCATCAGTGGCAGTATTGTAACTTTCATCAGCTTTTGCAATCAAGTCATCTGCTGCTTTGATGTTTGCGTCAAACGCTGCTAAATCATCTTTGTCAATGTTTGCTGCATTAGACGTATTCTCAGCATCAAACTCAAGTGTTTCTATCTCTGTATCTATTTCTGCTTCTCTTGTTTGTAAGTTGAAAGTGTCATCAATACCAGCGTTCATTTCAACCATATCGTTGTATTCCTGCTTGAAATTGCCCATGTTGTAGTCATTCTCTACAGCTTCTATTTTTGCATTGTCAAACTCTTGTGCAGTCAAATCTGTGGTTTGCTCCATAGATTCAGACAACCTTACATCCTGTGCCATTATATCTTGCTCAATAGCTATCTCAAGTGCTTGACTCAACTCTTCTTCTGTCATGTTTCTTGGATCAACACCTAACCTGTCCAACTCTTCTAAATTTTTTTGTGATCTCTCGTAATCTCTAAACTGTGTCTCTTGATCTCTGGAATAAAGGACCTCACCTCTTGATTCTCTGTCAATTAGATCAAGTAAATCTCTTGGTGTTGCTCCATCTATGCCATAGTCCAGGTCAGATTTATCTAAAAAATATCCTGCTTCTTGTACTCTTAAAGTCATTTCATCAAGACTCAATCCATCTTTTTTATTTAAAATACCAAATGTTCCTTTATCAAGTGATGCTTTCAGATCAGAGACTTGTGGATCGTCTGGTCTTATACCACCATTTTCTTTCATAAACTGAACTAGTGTTTTTGGTTTTGGTGCTTTCAAACTGCCTGGTAAACCTTTGCCTGTCCTTGTAACATCTTCAATTCTTGTTGGCTTTTCTTGTGCTAAGTTGTTCTGTTTCTCAAGGTTTTTTTCAAAAGTTTTTTCAAGATCTGCTTTAATTATTGGTGTAACATTTACTTCTTGATCTGTAAGAGTTTGTTTTACGGCTGTTAAAACTGCTTGCTCTTTTGTCTTTTGACTTCTTCTTTCAATAGTGTCTGACAACTTACCAAATCCAACATGCAAACCACCACCAAGAACACCACCGATAGTTACATTTAGAAAACTATCTAGTAAATTGTAGTTCTCATCTTGCTCTAAAGCTGCTTGTCCTAGCACTATTGGCTCAACCAAAGTAGCACCAACAGAACCTTCAACAACACCTCTTACTGCTCTTGCCTTTGTCAAACCAAGATTTTTTACTAAGTGTGCGTATCTAGCTGCTGGAAATACTGGTATAAATGCTGATGCAACATTGATAGGATCTAACACAGAGCCAAGTAACATAGTTCCAAACTGTGCTGCTCCAAGACCAAAACCACCTTTTGACCTAGATAATGTCTGTGTAATGGCTGCTCTTTTATCATAGTTTTGTGCAAGTAACTGTGCATATCCCTCTTTGATACCCTCTTCAGGTGCTTCTAAACCCTCTCTAAAATATTCACTAGTTTTGTATTGTTCAGGACTAAGTATGTTGCCAGTTCTGCCCTCACCAAACTGCATCTCTAAAAAACGATCTACTGCATTTGTTGGATTGTAATAAAATGTTTCTTCAAGAGTTGCACCTAAAACGTCAAGAGTACCAACCTTTGTTGCATCAAAGTATGTGTTTTGTCTGTTTTGATTGAACTCTATCTCAGGTACAAAAACATCAACCATTAGTAAAAGTCTTTCAGAAAGTTCTGCACAGCTATTTGCTTTGCTCTAATTGTTCCAGATGTTGATTGATAAATTTCTATTGCTGATGCTACTTGTTCAAAGGACAACTCAAAAACCTTTTGTGTAATATTTGCTTGCTCATCTTCTGATTGAATTATGATTGGATTACTAGTTCTATCAACCAGTATGACACCTGAATTATCGGATTTTGTGATAAACTTTCCTGCTGATAAAACCTCACTTTTGTATTTTCCTAAATCATTGACTGGTGTAACAAAACTAAGATTATCAAATATCTGTTTATTTTCTGTGTTGTCTGTCAATACAGATGTTAGGACTTGCTCATAACTTGTTGGACTACCTACAATACTTTTAGGTAGCCTGACAACACCATCTGCATCCCCTGGTGTTATAAAATCAAACTTGTTGTTGATAAGATTATCTGTTGCTTTTTTTACTGCTTCATCAAGACTCATGTTTCCAGCCACATAATAAAATCCAGCTAGGTCATAAGCCAAGTTTTGCATAGCTATTGAGTGATCTACTCTTGCTGTAGTTGCAGATTGTGGTGCAAAATCATAGTTTGTTGAGATTTGACCACTGATACTTTCTGAATAATTTGCAAGATTTTCTTTTACTTTGAGTATCAAACTATCTCTTTCTGTCTTTGGCAATGCTTTGACACTTGCCTTTACTGTGTCTGCGTTTGATGTGAATAGATCTCCAGCGACAAGATTGTTTGGCTCTGATAAAAATATGTTATCTCTGAGAGTTATGCTACCTCTGCGTATCATATTTTTGACTATTGAGTTTTG